GGACCGCAGCGGCAAGCTGGAAGTGTGGGAAGACGCCGATCTCGGCGACATCATAAGGAAGATTGGATCATGAGAGTGTTTGACGATATTACGCTTGACGAACTTGCCGAGCGTTGGATTGGCTACAAGGAAGCCGAGAAGGTTGCCGTTGAGATGCGCCGCGACATTGAAGACCAGATCGCCAAAAAGGTTCAGTTCCCGGAGACGTTTGAAGGGACTGAGAACGTAGTGCAGGTTGGCAGTCCGTTTGCAATTAAAATTGAAGGTCGGGTCAACCGAACGGTCAACGCTGACAAGTTGCTAATTATCGCCCATGAGACTGGTAATGAAGAGCACCTGTCTACGGTGTTCCGTTGGAAACCCGAGATCAATATGACTGTCTGGAAAGCAACGGACGAGTCAATCACCAAACCGTTTGCGGCAGCGATTACTGCCAAACCCGGTCGCCCATCATTCACCATCACAAGGAAGTGAAATGCTTTTAGACGAAACCTTTGACGTTGCCTCACTACCTCAGTCGGAGCGCAACTTTGAACCCCTGCCCGCTGGCTGGTACACCGCAACCATTTCCTCTGCTGAGATCGTTCCAACTAAAATGGGCAACGGCAAGTACATCAAAATCCGATATGACATCCAAGGCCCAACGCATCAGGGGCGTGTTGTGTTTGGTAATTTGAACGTCAGGAACCCAAACCCAAAGGCTGAGGAGATCGGACGCCAGCAGTTGGGCGAGATCATGAGGGCAATTGGCCTGACTTCGCTCAAGGATACGGACCAAATGATCGGCGGCAACCTGTCAATCAAGTTGGATATCCGAATTTCGGAACAGTACGGCAACAGCAACGAGGTCAAGGGGTTTAAGTCGTTGTCTGGCGGTGCTGCACCCGCACCGAAGGCTGCGCCATCGGCCCCGGCAGGTGGTGTCAAGGCCGCGCCACCGTGGGCTAAAAAGTAACAGGCAAAAAAATGCCCCGGTGGAGTGCCGGGGCAAATCGATACCAAGGAGAGAGCACGAAATGAAAATACCTGACGCGCAGTATAGCATCCCAGAACTTGTAGACCAATACCACGCAAGCAAACCTGAGAAACCGAGGTCGCATCTTGGCGCAAGTCAGTTGGGACACGCTTGCGACCGTTGGTTATGGCTGTCGTTCCGATGGGCCGTGGCATCCAAGTTTGAGGGCCGCGTGTTGCGTATGTTTCGGCGCGGCCAGAATGAAGAAGCCACAATCAAAGATGATCTCCAAGCCATAGGCATTGAGTTTAAGCCAGGAATGGCGCAAGAGCGCGTGGACTTTGGTTGTCACATTAGCGGGAGCATAGATGACATCGCACTATTTGGAGTGCCGGGAGCGCCACAGAAGAAACACGTTTGTGAGTACAAAACCCACAACAAAAAATCGTTTGAACAGGTCGAAGACAAGGGCGTGGAGCGTGCCAAGTTTGATCACTTTGTGCAAATGCAGTCTTATATGCATGGCACTGGTATTGACAGGGCGTTGTATGTGGCTATCTGCAAAGATGACGATCGCATCTACACCGAGCGGGTGGAGTACGACAAAGGCGTCGCTGAAAACGCAATAGCTCGTGGTAAGCGGATTGCATTGTCTGACCGAATGCCTGAGCCTTTAAGCGCAGACCCCAGCTGGTATCAATGCAAGTGGTGTCCAGCGCATGAGTTCTGCCACGGCGACCGCCTGACCAAAGAGGTCAACTGCCGCACTTGCGCCCACAGTACCGCTACTGAGGATTCCAAGTGGATCTGCGAGCGCCACGCTGGTAACGAGATTCCCGTTGAGTGGCAACGAGAGGGTTGTGGCTCTCATGTCCTGCACCCCGATATGGTTCCGTGGCAGCGCAAAGAAGCCGGTGACGAGTGGCAGACGATCTACGTCATCAACGGTAAAGATGTTGTGAACGGCGAGCCAAAAGATGGCGTGTACGGGTCCAAGGAGTTAGTTGCTAACGCTGCCGCTTGCGCTGAGTCTGACGAAGGAATGATTGAGTTTCGTAAGATGTTTGATGCGCGGGTAGTTGGATGATCCTGCGTGACTACCAGCAGCGGGCCATAGACGATCTGTACAACTGGTTTATTGCTGGCTACGCGGGCAACCCTTGCTTAGTGTTGCCAACAGGATCAGGCAAGAGCCACATCGTTGCCGCTATCTGCGAAGACGCGCTGACCAAGTGGCCTGAGACTCGCATCTTGATGTTGACCCACGTTAAAGAACTGATTGAGCAGAACGCCGAGAAGATGTACGCACATTGGCCTGACGCCCCGCTTGGTATTTATAGCGCGGGCATAGGGCGGCGTGAGTTACACCAGCCGATCACGTTTGCCGGCATTCAGTCTGTGCGGGACAAGGCGGCGCAGATTGATCACGTTGATCTGGTGATCATTGACGAGTGCCATTTAGTAAATCACAAGGATACCGGCGGCTACCGAGATCTGCTGCGCCAGCTTCAACGCATCAATCCTAACCTACGTGTCATTGGCCTGACCGCCACACCGTACCGTTTGGGCCACGGCATGATCACCGATGAGCCGGCGATCTTCAACGCTTTGATTGAGCCGGTCACCATCGAGGAGCTGATCTTCAAAAAGCATCTTGCCCCGCTACGTTCCAAAGTGACGACAACCAAACTAGATACCGATGGCGTTGCCAAGCGTGGTGGTGAGTTTGTTGAAGGCGAGCTACAGAAGGCGGTCAACACCAAAGATCAGAACGTGCGCGTGGTCAGCGAGGTGATTGCGTTGGCCGAAGATCGGCAGCATTGGTTGTTTTTTTGTACCGGCGTATCCCACGCCCAGAACGTCTGCGAGATCCTAAACTATTGGGGTGTGCCGTCTAAGTGTGTGACCGGCGACACGCCCAAGAAAGAGCGCGAGAAGATCATTGAGGAGTTCAAGACAGGAAAAATTAGGGCGTTAACCAACGCCAACGTGTTGACCACGGGGTTTGACTACCCAGACATTGACCTGATAGCCATGTTGCGCCCAACGATGTCTCCTGGTCTGTACATCCAGATGGCCGGTCGAGGGATGCGACCCAAGAGCCACACCGATCATTGCTTGGTGCTGGACTTTGCCAAGGTGGTTGCAACGCATGGGCCGATTACTAACGTCCAGCCGCCCAAGAAAGGCGGTACAGGCGACGGCGTAGCCCCGGTCAAAGTATGCGACAACTGCAACGAGATCTGCGCTTTAGCGGTGCGCGTATGCCCCGCTTGCGGGACGGATTTCCCCGTCGTTGAGCCTAAGAAACTAAAGCTACAGTATGACGACATTATGGGCGACAGCGGGACCGAGATGGCGGTCACCGACTGGTCTTGGCGGCGGCATGTTAGTCAGGCCAGCGGCAAACTGATGGTGTCAATCACCTACTACGGAGGTTTAAGCGACACGCCCATTACAGAATACCTGCCCATACTGCATTCTGGATTCGCCGGTGAGAAGGCGTTGGGTACGTTGTATTACATCGCCAACAAAGCCCAGGCCGTACTAAACCAGATCAACGAAGTCGTTGAGTCAGACGCGGTTGATTATATTGTGGCGCAGATGAACCAAGGGTTTCCCCCAGTATCCATTGAGTACAAACGCGATGGAAAATTCTACCGAGTGGTGAGTAGGAAATGGTAATGCCAACCGAGCATGAAGAACAACGTGACTTGGTGCGTTGGTTTCGTCAGACGTATCCAGACGTTCGCATCTTTGCTATTCCTAACGGGGAAAAACGAAGCATTAGCGTGGCGGCAAGGCTAAAGACCGAAGGCGTTAGCGCCGGGGTTCCTGACTTGTTTGTGCCATCTTGGGGTTTGTGGATTGAAATGAAACGTCAGAAAGGAGGTGTGTTAAGACCAGAACAAAAAGATTGGATTGATTACCTACAAGGCTGCGGGCATCGGGTCATTGTGGGCTACGGATTTGACGATGCCAAAACCAAAATTGGAGAGAACACGTGACTAAGAAACAAAAACCAGAGTTCAAAGTAAATTTTAGCCTTGCTGAGATGCTTCAGCGTTTTTCTGACTACGCTTTGGAACCCGTGTTTAGGTTGCCCAACAGCGAGCAGATCGTTGTGCCACATTTTATTGAACCGCACAAATGGATTGGTTTGGGTGGGTTTGTATACTCAACTGAGGACTTGCTTAACTCCCGTGCGGTCCCAGAGCTTCAATGCTTGTGGACCAGACCGTGGACAGAAAAGATTATTTTTCAGGGCAAAGACCGAGTGTTTAGCAGCGCAGAACTTAAAATCTTGATAAAGGCGCGGTTATGAACAAAACAGAAGCATGGCGCAAATGGTGGTCTGTAATTCA